ACAAAAAAATAGCTCATATTTGTGCACACTTTTTTGTTGACCTATGGTATAATAAAGACAGTTAAAGAAGAGGTAACAAGAAAGGAGAAAAAAGCAACATGAGAAAGCTTGTGAAGATGAATGTAAACGGTGGAAAAACAGTTGTTGCACATTAAAAATAATTAAAAAAGGAGAAAGAGAACATGACAAGAACTGAATTAAAAGAATACGCAGAAAAATTATATGAAAGCGCACGTTTTGGGCGTGTACAGTACAATAAAGTTACAGAGCATTCTAAAATTTACTTTTTCCATTTCTTAAAATGTGATATTTTGAGAAGTTACAATTCGATAGTTGGCATTTATAGCCGCACAACTGGCACTTTCTATGCATTCGGCACATATAGCAATACAACTATAAAGCATATTTATAAAGCTGCCAAAATGTTAGATGCTATTCGCATAACATGGTTATGTGTGAGAAGTGATAGACGAATAGAACAATATGTCGATGGTTCCGGGTATTTCAATGTTAATAAATTAGAACTTGACAATTTAATAAAATATGACTGGTCAATGGAAATAGAATCGCAATGGAAGGAGATATAATTATGAGAGGTTTAAGAAATTCAGAATGGGTATTTTATGTGTTAAGAGATACATATGAAAGTGTACAAGATAGTTTGGAATTTAGGCAGTTTGATAAAAATTTAAAAATATCTAATTGTTATGGCAATAGGTGGTTTTATATTTGTGATAATTCTAATTATTGTATTGGAATTATTGATGACCAAACTGGAAGAATGATAACAGTTACTTATTCTAACGACATTGATAAAAGTTTGTTAAAGTTATATGCCTTATCAGATAATGAAAGTTATAAGAAATATGGTTTTTCAAAATGTGAGGAGTGGGTTGAATTATGAAAAAAGATGTATTCAGAATTATTAGAGGGTATCGAAAATCATTTGCGTTTTTAGCAACGCATAACCCAAAACAAGCTATGGATTTTTGGTTTAGTTATTATAATAAAACTGATGGCGTTATGAGTTTATTTGCAATAGATAATAGCGTATCAATTAAAGAATATATGCTAATCAATAGATACCTTGTAACACAATGGCAACGGTTATATATTATATATTGTAAATAGCGTTCACGTTAGGCGTGAATCCCGGTTCAATTCCGGGAAACGCATTTCCTAAATAATGAAAAAATGAAAGGAGATGGTTACATGGGATATAAATTTAAAATATTGCGGTCTGAAATGGGTTATGCCTTATTTGAATGGAATAATGAAGCATTATTTTGGGAACAATGCACCAAATGGTATAAGTATTTAGGGAACTTAATACGCTTTCACCATGAAGTAAATGATTCATCTTATTATAGTATAGTAAAATAGGAGTATGTTATGAGAATTACAAGAAACATGTTAGAAAGTTATATATCAGAGATAAACGCCACATATAATATAACTTTATCAGTAAAATACTTTAACGGTTGTACGCACATTTATGAATCACAGTCTACTATTTATGTTGGATCCACATCTGAATGCTACAATGCATTATCAGTATTTATGAATGGTATGCACGTTGGAATGCAGTTACAAGTAAATAGTGAGGTGAAATAAAAATGACAGTATGTATTGCAAAAAACACAGTATCAATATTACAGCGCTATGTAATAGGTAAAGTAAAATATCGCTTAAACGATGCAACCATAGAATTTATAATAGAAAACTCTCATATGCCGTTATGGATATACAGAATATCCAAGAATGTTTTATTGACAGATTTTAACAAGGGTAAATCTTCCACAGCATTAGCTTTTGAAATTTATAACTGTTATAAATCATATATAACAAAACTTTTTTTCAAATAATTAACATCTTATTCATACTTTGTTCACATTTATATAGTATCATATAATTGTAGCAAGGAAATAGTTAACCTGCTTAATTACCTTAGCCATAGGGCAGGCTTGACAACCTGCCCACCTCCCAAATAAAAAAGGAAGTGAAAGAAATGTTAAAAGCTATGTTTGAACAGTTTGTAAGTGAATACGAGATATATCCATATACATATGCAAATAGTAGAGAAGTAAATAAAAGTCAATACGTATGCAGGTCAGATAAAACATCTATATGCTTTGTGATTGTGATTGATACAGTGTTTCCTTATCAATGGAAAGATGTTATTGATTTAGTCCATAAAGGTGTATTACACGTCACAGCAATTAAAGTATTTTGATGAAGGTTTCAAGCCTAACAGGCGGTGCAAGTCCGCCGCATCAATTAGGGTAAAAAAATAAAGAAAGTGAGGTACCCCGTTTGGTTAGAGTCGAATGATGCATTGATTATAAGCCCTATATAATCAAATTCTGATTTAGATATTACATTAACAACAAAAAGTAAAAAGGAGAAACAAATTATGACAAGAATGGTAACAAGAACAATTATTACAACTAAAGCAACAGCATTATGTTTAGATTTAGTAACAGCTGAACCACACAACGAAACAATCACATTATCTGGAACATTTAAATCTAAAAAAGATGTATTAAAAGCGTTTTCTAAAGTATATGACGTAGAAGATGAAAAGAAAGCTGTGTCAATCGTTGATTGCACCGAAGAGGAAACCTTATATGGAATGACTGAGCAGGACTTTTTACAGTATGCAAAAGTTCTTCCGAAGCGTGGCGAGAAAAAAGCAGAAAACTAATAGCAATATAATCATTAGCATAAAAAGGAGAATAAAAAATTATGTCAAAATCTTTTGAAGTAAAAATTATTGAAACCTCTATGGAACTTACTCACAAAGAGAAAGTAATGTTAAAAGACACGTCCAGAGCTTTTAAATTAGATGAGGTATGTGACAGTGGCAATGAAATTCAGATTAAACCAGTCGGATATGCAAGACTTTCTGTTCACAACGAAAAAGCGGACAACCCGGATTATGAGCAGATTTTAGTAATTGACGAGTCCGGTGAAAAGTACATCACAGGTTCTTCTTCTTTCTGTCGTTCTTTCAGTGAAATTTGGGATGAAATGGTTAATGACGCGGATGAAAAAGAGGAATGGTCTTTAATTATCTATAAGAAAGATAGCAAGAACTACAAGGGCAAACAGTTCTTAACTTGTTCTATCGCTTAACTCTTACGAAGCCCTATAGAAATATGGGGCTTTATCTTATATAAGGGGTATAAATATGGCTAAAATCAAAGACGAATATCGCAAACAAAGAAAAGCATTATTACAGAAAATAAATAGGGCGAAAAAACGTGGGTATATCTTTTCTGATGATTTAATCCCGGCAATTCCTAAAAAGCCCACAAAATCATCTATATCTCGTTTAAAAAAGTTATCAAAAGAATTATACAAACATGCGAGATATGTTGATGTTGAAACAGGTGAGCTATTAACAGGACAAGCAGGTAGGCAGTTTGAGAAAAGAAAAGCCGAATATAAAGCAAAGCAGACAAGAAAAAGCAAAAAAGATTTCTGGACTACTGATATAACACCTATACCCCAAAAATATGAAAAGCAAAAAAAAGAATATGCAAGGTTTTCTGATACAGTAATAGCAGAATATAAAAGGCAAATAAGTATGTTTCCCGTTAAGGTTGCAAGCATTGTTTTGTCAGCACTTGACAGGGCAATAGAAAAAGCAGGAAAAACTGTTGTAGCTATGCGACTTGAAAGTTCAGCTGAGTCTTTATCTAATTATTTAAATAATGTTGGTTTATTTGGTGATAGTATAGCGGCAATTCTTGCTTATTGTTCTGCTATGTTTGGGGACTTACCCGGAATGAATGAGGATGATATAAAATCAGCAAACGATTATATGGACGCTGAATCATATGAGGGTTAGAAAATATCGTACTTTTGTAGCAGATTTTGAAACAACAGTGTTTAAAGGTCAGACCAGAACAGATGTATGGGCGAGTGCTATTGTAGAATTAAACACAGAAGATGTAAAGATTTTACATAGCATTGAAGAAACCTTTGAATATATGCGCTCATTCAAGGGCAACTTAATATTTTATTATCATAATCTGAAATTTGATGGTTCTTTCTGGTTAGATTATTTAATCACTGTTTTAAACTATAAGCAAGCATACATTCATCCAAATGAAACAACTTATGTTTGGTTGCATGATAAAGAAATGGAAAACAAGTCATTTCGTTATTCCATTTCAGACCGTGGTCAATGGTACACAATTTCCATAAAAGTTGACAACCGTATTATAGAATTTAGAGACAGTTTAAAACTCTTACCATTTTCTGTAAAGAAAATAGGTGACAGTTTCAAGACCAAACACAAAAAGCTTGATATGGAATATGCAGGTTTCCGTTATCCCGGCTGTGAAATAACAGATGAAGAAAAACATTATATTGCAAACGATGTCTTAGTAGTAAAAGAAGCATTAGAAATAATGTTTGAAGAAGGGCATAACAAATTAACCATAGGAGCATGTTGTCTTGACGAGTTCAAAAAAACATATGATAAGCATGATTATGAAACTTTCTTTCCTAACATATACGAGATTCTGATTGACAAGAGCCTTTATGGTGCTGATAATGCCGGAGAATACGTTAGACGTTCATACAGAGGTGGGTGGTGCTATTTAGTAGAGGAAAAAGCAGGACAAATAAAAACAAATGGCACAACAGCAGATGTTAATTCACTCTATCCTTCCATGATGTCCTCTGAAAGTGGTAACTATTATCCAGTAGGCAAGCCTACATTCTGGAAAGGAAACTATATTCCAGATATAGCAATAGACAAATATTATTTTGTAAGAATTAAATGCAGATTCCAGATAAAACCCGGGAATCTTCCATTCATTCAAATTAAAAATAGTTTTCTATACCGTGGTAACGTATCACTTAGAACATCAGATGTATTAGACGAAAATGGAAACTATTGTAGATACATTCAAAAAGAAGATGGCACACTGGAAGATACAATAAGAACCATGACATTAACCATGACAGATTTTGAGTTACTCAAAAGGCATTATTACTTGAGTGACTTTCAAATATTAGATGGATGTTGGTTCTACAAAGAAATAGGAATCTTTGATAAATATATGAATAAATACAAGAAAATTAAAATGGAAAGTAAAGGTGCTATTAGAGAGTTAGCAAAACTATTCTTAAATAATTTGTACGGTAAAGAATCGGCAAGCACAGATTCAAGCTTTAAAGTAGCATATATAAAAGATAACGGTGCGTTAGGATTTATTAGTGTAAAGGAAAACGAAAAGAAACCCGGGTATATTCCTTGCGGTTCAGCAATCACTAGCTATTCAAGAAACTTTACAATAACAGCGGCACAAAAAAATTATCATGGCACTAATGAAAGGGGGTTTATATATGCTGACACTGATTCCATACATTGTGATTTAGAACCAGACGAGATTGAAGGAATTGTAGAACATCCTACAAATTTCTGCTCATGGAAACTTGAATCATGTTGGGACAAAGCATTTTTTACTCGTCAGAAAACTTATATTGAACACATTACAAAAGAAAACAGACAACCAGTAGAGCCGCATTGGGATGTAAAATGTGCAGGAATGAGCGAGAAATGTAAACAGATGTTTATGCATAGTGTGTTATATGATGAATACACGGAAGAACAAAAGAAGGAGATAAAAGAAACATACAATGAAGAAGAACGAAAATTTATTGAATCTGGAAATAGCTTGGAATCTTTTAATGTGGGGTTGGAAATCCCTGGCAAGCTAATGGCTAAAAGGATTCCTGGTGGTGTGTTACTCGTTGATACTACTTATAAAATGAGGTGATAGCATGGTAAATAAAGATAAGGTAATAGTAGACCATTTAGAAATTATAAATACAAAGACAGCATGTAATAAGTCGTATTATGAATTAAAATATCATGATGTAGAAACAAATGAGTGGTGCATTGGATATAGTTCTTATAGTTTACCAATAGTATTAGCGTATATTTTAGAATATTTTATATTAAAATGATGAGGTGAAAATATGACAGTTTATATTAAATTACCAATGTATGCAAGTTATATTATATTAAAAGGAAAGATAGTATCAGAAAAAGAAGATAGTTATATTATCAGAGTAGGTGATAATAAGGTAGCGGTACTAAAAGGCTTCGTATTTGCTGATAAAGAATGCAAAATATATTTTTCTTATCAAGATAAATATGCAATATTATCTGAATTAGTTACGGAATTTATCACAGGGCGTATTGAATATCCAGAATTTAATAGAAGGGTGCGTGATATTATATGAAAAAGATACTTACAGTAGCAGATTTAATGACAATATTATGTGATTGTGTCGATAGTGGCACTTTAGACATGGATTCTGAAATAGCCATTTATTCAGAAATACCAAAAGAATTAAAAGATAAGCCTTTATATAATCGTGTTAGAGGACATAAAGTTATTTATAGAGAATGCTTTAACAAAAAATATTTAGTTTTAAGTCCAGAAGAGTTTGAATAACAGAAAACCCTAAGAAAAAAATCTTAGGGCTTATCTTATATCTATATCTATGGGTATCACAATGCGGCAAGCAATACCGACAATATAGTTAGGCAGTTTCTTCCACCTGTGCTTTCCTAACATAATCATTATGACATGCCATAGCAGATACCATTTAATAACTTAATGCTTTTAACAGTGCATCCTTACATCTTAAATCTTTAAATCGGAAACACCCTTTTTCAAAATAGAAACGGAGATTATTTAACAAGAAATCATTCCTTTTCAACATAACATAGTTTACTTCATGATCGTCAGTTGTAACTACCACTTTTAACGGAAATGAAGCATCGTACTTATCATTGATAAACAAATATCCACTTTCAGCATATTCTCTAATACCATAATTCACACCACCATATCTAAGAGTACAAATATATCTTCCAATTCCTTCTGGTTTTTCAATAAAAGTCTTACTATCATTTAAATAAATAGCCTGTGAGGAATATGCTACATAATCATCTTTAGCAAAAGCCCTGTTAAATCCACTTTCTTTCTGGGCTTCAGATGCACTTTTAACAAAGCCCTGTTCAAGCACATAACCATTACCTCTTAAGAAATGAGTATCTTCTTTTAATCTATCACAAATACCTAACTTTGTGTAGTACGGGTTAATTATTGATACTGGGTTAGCAAGCATATAAACAGGCACATATCTTACTTGTTCTCCTTGTCCGCGGGCAATACTTGTATGCAACGAGATGTACTTCTTAATCTCGTTAGCACAATAATGATTAGTTTCACTTTGAAATTCATCAAATATCATTCGGTTAATATCACTAAAGAAATGTGCATATTTCTTTAACTGGTCAGCACTATTAAGTGATAAAGCATAGCCACAAGATGCACCATCTAAAAATAGCTCATGATAAATTCCACTTGCCCTTCTTTTGCTTTCCATAGTTGCACCATTAAAAAACAAACCAGATAAATCTTTAAAGAATTTATCAGCACAATCATCTAATTCATAATTATAACGGTAAATAAGCCCAAATTTTCCTTGTCCTTTTAAGAATTTATTTACGCATAATCTGCCAAAATAAGTTGTCTTTCCACCTGTTCTATTAGTAGTGCATAAATATAGCTCTGGTGTAACGCCATTGATATCTTTCATACTTAGCAGTTTTGTGCCGTCATAATATTCACTCATTTATCTTGTCTCCTTGTTGTTCTATATGATATAGAACAGTTACATATTCTATAACAACTACATGTTCTATAAAAATTATAACAAATATATTGACTTTTGTCAAGCATAATGGTATAATAAAATAAAAAAGAAAGGAGATACCAATGGATTTTAATGCAGTAGTAGAAGCTGTAAAGTCATTAGGTGTAGCTGTTATTATGTGCCTTCTTATGGCATGGTTTGTCAAATATATGTTTGATAAATTTATGACAGAATTAGAGAATGAAAGAGAAGCGCACAAAGCTGAAATGACAGTATTACAGGAAGCATTAGCAAACAACACAGTAGCGTTGACAACATTAACAGAAAGGCTGGCAAAACAATGATTAAAGCTATATCACTTCCGGGATCTTTTGGTGCGGCAATTATGGTAATTGCAGGTGAATATGGCACAGGTAATGAACGTAAAAAGAAACTTGAAAATGATGGGTTCAATTATTCAGAAGTACAGAAATGTGTAAATGAGTTACTTCCTATCTTAAACAAATACGAATAAGGGGGTGAGAAGATGCCGTTTAAAGATGGTGTGTATATGCACGAAACTGGTTTTACTGTAATGATTAAAGATGGCATGATTATGTTATCACCTAATCATCCATTATCATTACGCCTTTCAGAATTATTCGATTCTAAAAAATGGAAAGAGGTGAAATAATTGGCTATTAAATCACGTGAAGATTTATTAAAATCTTTGAATACTTTAATTGGTGATAATTCCACTGATGAAAACTTAGCAATCTTAGAGGATGTAACAGACACCTTAAAAGACTATGAAGAAAAAACAGCAGATCAGACAGATTGGAAAACTAAATATGAGCAGAATGATGCAGATTGGCGTAAAAAATACAAAGAGCGTTTTCTGTCTGGTGAAACAATCAAAGATGAACAGGAAGAGGATGTAAAAAAAGACTCAAAAACTCTTACCTTTGATTCATTATTTAAAGAAAGAGAGGGCTAATTAAATGGCATCAAAACCAAAAGTTGTAACTTTAACAAATTCATCTGTTGATATTTTAAACGTAATTCGTGAAAATGCTTCACAGAATTATCGTGATTATGTGCCTAAAGCAACAGCGGACGCTGATGCTATTCGTCAGATTGGCGCAGTAATCATGGACTATCCGAATTTACAGAACGAGTTCCTTTCCGCTTTAGTAAACCGTATCGGAAGAGTTCTTATTACATCTAAGATGTACTCTAATCCATGGTCAATGTTTAAGAAAGGTTTACTTGAGTTTGGTGAAACTATCGAAGAAATTTTCGTGAACATTGCTAAGCCATTCCAGTTCGACCAGGCAGTAGCAGAGTCAGAAGTATTTAAACGTGAAATCCCGGACGTTCGTGCGGCGTTCCACATCATGAATTATCAGAAGTTCTACAAAGCAACAATTTCCAATGACCAGTTAAGACAGGCATTCCTTAGTTGGGAAGGTATTACAGACTTAATTGCTAAAATTGTTGACGCTATGTACACTGGTGCAAATTACGACGAGTTCCTTACTATGAAATATTTACTTGCCCGCCATATTTTAGACGGGCATATGTACCCGGTTCAGATTCCGACAGTTTCCACGGAAAACATGAAAACTATTGTGAGTGACATTAAAGGAATTTCTAACGCTATGGAATTTCTGTCCACAGAATATAATTTAACTGGCGTTGCAACACATACACCAAAATCAGACCAGTATATGCTAATCAATTCTAAGTTTGACGCTGTTATGGATGTGGAAGTTCTTGCAAGTGCATTCAACATGGAGAAAGCGGAGTTCTTAGGAAAACGTGTGCTGGTGGACTCTTTTGGCAAATTAGACATTGCAAGGCTTGCCGTTCTGTTTAAGGATGACCCAACCTATATCAAACCTACTTCGGATGAATTAACGGCACTTGATAAAATTCCTGCTGTTATTGTTGATAAAGATTGGTTCATGATTTTTGACAATTATCAGAACTTTACAGAACAGTACAATGGACAGGGGTTATACTGGAACTATTGGTATCATGTATGGAAAACATTTAGTGTTTCTCCGTTTGCAAACAATGCTTTATTCGTTCCGGGAACGCCATCTGTAACAAGTGTAACAGTAACACCTGCTACTGCCACGGTTACAAAAGGACAGAGCATTCAGTTAAACGCAACAGTTGAAACTTCCAATTTTGCACCACAGAGCGTAACATGGTCTAGTGACAGTGATAACGCAACAGTAGACGCAAGCGGCAAAGTAACTCTTACAAGCACGGCTACTGGCACAATCAATATCACCGCAAAGAGTACCTATGACCCAACTAAAACTGGTAAGTGCGTAATTACAGTTGCTTAGTTTTACACAAGTTAACCCCATATTTGGGGTTAACTTTCTTGAAAGGGTGATAACATGCCAATTTCTAAAAATGCATATTTAATATTATCAGAGATGCAGGAAAACGCAAACTATATCAGAGGTTATCTTGAAAATGAAGGATGGACATTACAAGCTATTTCTGGTATGTTAGGTAACATGCAAACAGAATCAACAATCAATCCCGGTATTTGGCAAAACTTACAGGTGAATGTAAAGAATGGTTTTGGTCTAACACAATGGACACCTGCCACAAAATTGATTAACTGGGCAAAAGATGAAGGTTTATCCTATAATGGCATAGATACACAGTTACAAAGAATCTTGTACGAAGTCCCTAGGGAAGGATTACAATGGATTAAAACAAAAGCGTATCCATTATCCTTTGAAGAATTCACTCATTCTGAAGAAACTCCTGCTTATTTAGCACAGGCTTTTTTGAAAAACTATGAAAGACCAAAAAACCAGAATCAACCAAAACGGAGTACGCAGGCTACATACTGGTATAAATGGTTGAGTGGTGAAGAACCTCCAACGCCGCCAACGCCGCCCAAACCCGGACCAACAAGAAGCAAAATGCCATTCATTTTTTATTTAAGAAAGAGGTGGTAATATGGCTTATATTGCACCAGATTCTATTATTAGAATCTTACGAAATGTGCCATTAGATAACACATATAAAGACACGATTTTGTTTGATAGTACGGCAAACCAGACAACGTATTTTACAAATAAAGCAAAATACAGTTACTTGGAATGCAGTTATCTTAGAAAAGAGAATAAAATCAGAGTGGCTATCAAAGCTGATAATTTGTATGATTGCAATTACATCATGTTTCAAAATAAAGCTTTTGGTTCTAAATGGTTCTATGCATTTATTACAAATGTAGAATATGTAAACAATGAAACCAGTGCCATTAGTTATGAAATAGATGTAATGCAAACATGGGCTTTTGATTATACACTCAAACCGTGCTATGTGGAAAGAGAACATACCGCAACAGATTTATTAGGAAGTAACTTAATTCCGGAAAATCTTGAAACAGGCGAATTTAACTTTTATGATTTAGGAATGAAGGGAATTACTGGTAATTGGGTTCCGGTTATTTGTGCAACAGTTAATCATGATTTTACAGATGCTACTCCTAGTTTACAGAACGGAATCTATAATGGATGTTCTATGATTTACTTGGAAGGTATCAACGCTACTACAAATTGGCTTGAGGAATTAACAACAGCAGGTAAAAGTGATGCTGTTATTAACATGGTAATGTTCCCATTACAGTTCATTGATATTACAGCACATGATAAACCTAAGACCATTTCTTTCAGTGTTGACAAAAATTTGAATAACTTAGACGGTTATGTCCCTAAGAATAAAAAGTTATTTACTTATCCATATAACTTTTTATATGTTACGGACAATGAAGGAAAAAGCGCAGAATATCGCTATGAATATTTTGATTCTACAACATGTGATTTTGACGCAAATTGCTTATTTTCACCACAGCCAGAAGGTTGTATTACACCAAAGAAATATAAAGGTGTTGACTTTAACTATAATGAACGAATGACGTTAGGGAACTTTCCTCTATGTTCTTGGCAGACAGATACCTTTATGGCGTGGCTTGCTATGAACGCTTCACAGCTTGGTGTAGCAACAGCGGCAAGTGTAGGAACTATTCTTGCAGGTGCTTCACCTGTAATGACTCCGGCAGGTGTAGCGTCAGTCCCGGCTAATGGTGGAACTGAATTAGCCACTCTTGGAAGTGCAGGTGCAAATGAAGTTCTAAACAATTATAATGTAGGAATGAAAAATCCTAACATGGTTATTGGTGGTGCTGCTTCATTGCTTGGCTTATTAGCTAAAGCAAATGATACATATATCAAACCACCCCGTTTAAATGGCACTAACACTGGAAGCATGAATGTTGCATTAGGCGAAAAGGGTTTTCATTTTTACTATGCTCATATCGGCTTAGAGTTTGCACGGGCTATTGACGATTTCTGGACTATGTACGGTTATCCATGCAGAAAATTAAAAGTGCCTAATAGAAATGTAAGACCACACTGGACATACACTAAGACAGTTGATGCTTGCATTACTGGTAGCATTCCGGTTGGTGATATGGCAATAATTAAAAGATGCTACAATAACGGTATTACATTCTGGAAATTCGGTGATGAAGTGGGAAACTATAATCTTGATAATAGCGTATAAAGTGAGGTGAGTTAAATTGAGAAATAATAAGCGTGATTCAGAAGCTATTATTACTAATAATATTGTGTTTGGGCATTATTACAGGAGATTGAAAGAACTTGCATTAAGTATGTTTGAATGGAAAAACTTACCAGATAGCGTTGATAGCAGATTCCTTGAAGATTGCTTGTTCCGTGATGGTTTCTGTGTATTCTTTAAAGATGAAGTAATGGGCTATTTGTGCTTAAAAACAATGATTGGTGGTAAATTAGATGTTTACAATATCCCAACGACAAGGAGAGCATATGCGTCTAATGGCTATAACCGCGAATTAAATAAAGATAATAGTGTATTGATTTTTAATAATATGCTTCATAATGATAGTGTTACAGATATTAAAATGTTTGCAAAACGTCTATATGAATGCGACAGAACTATCGACGTAAATGTAAAAGCACAGAAAACGCCTATGATGATTACTTGCGATGAGAATCAGCGTTTAACTATGAAGAATCTGTATGCACAATATGATGGAAATGAGCCATTTATTTTTGGTGGTAAAGACCTTGATTTAAAGAAGATACAGGCTTTAATAACTGGTGCTCCATATGTAGCTGATAAAGTGCATGAAACTAAAATGCAGATATGGAACGAAGCTATGACCTATTTGGGTATTAGTAACGTAAGTATGGTAAAGCGTGAACGACTTGTTACTGATGAAGTATCACGAAACATGGGTTCTGTGGTTATGTCAAGGTATTCTAGGTTGAATGAAAGAAAAGAAGCTTGTAAGAAAATCAATGCTATGTTCGATTTGCATATTGATGTGGAATATAGAAGTGACATACAAGCATATGACGATGAAGATTTAGCACCGACTACAAAGGAAGAAGGTGATGATGATGAGTAAATACACCACAGAAGTTCGATATATTTGTGAAGCATCCGCAGGACTTACGGAAAGTACAAATTATACTGGTGTGGAAGATGTGATTAAAAAAGCATTGCCTTTTGTATTTGATTTTTCTTTCCCTATCTTTGATGAAAATTATAGAAGTGTGTTAGAAACTAAGATTCTGAAACATTTCTATACAAGGGAAATTGGGCTTGAAACTGTGGGCTTGTGGAAGTTGAAGCTGAACACGAAGCTGAACGAGATTATGCCATATTTTAACCAGTTGTATAGTTCACAGTTATATGCATTTAATCCATTTTATGATGTTGACTTGACGAGGAAACATAAAATTGATGGTAACGAAAAAAGAGATACAGACACTACTAGTAATACGGAAGTAGAAATTAGCAATACTATTGATGATAGTGGAACTTCTAATACTGATAATTCTGGTAGTAGAACTGATGAACTAACTAATGGTAATAGCAGAGTTAGTACAAAGACAGAAACACAGGTTGATGCATTTGCAGAAAGGTATAGCGATACGCCACAGGGGGCATTAACTGATTTAAGAGCTGATAAGTATTTAACCAACGCTACTTTAAGGGATGATAATAAAAAGAATGATGGGAATGAAAATGTAACTGATAAAGGAAATTCAAGTGATGTTGTAAATACTACTGATAATACAGAAGTTAATGATAGTAGGAATACAAAAAGCAGAGGAAGTAATAGCAGTACAACTAATGGAACTGTTAGTGCCACATTAACTAATACTGAGGATTATTTGGAGACAGTACAAGGCAAGAATGGCGGTACTAGTTATAGTAAGTTACTGATGGAGTATAGAGAGACTTTTCTGAATATTGATATGATGGTAATTGATAGTTTGGAAGAGTTATTTATGCAGTTATGGTAAAGAAAGGTGGTAAATTTATGAATGATTCTTGGAATAATGTAAAAACAGTTTGTTGCAAACCGTGGCTTGTATTACCTACTGTTTACAGTGATGCACTTAGTTATGGGGAACAGTTAGATAAGTTCTGTTATTCACTTAATAAACTGATTGAGAATAACAATATCTTACCAGACTTTATTGCTGATAAGATTAAAGAATATATTTCTAGTGGGGCTATTGGTGAGGTTGTGCAGGAGATTCTGGCTAATTATATTTTGAATGTTAAGTATCCACCTAAAGGAATTACCCCGGCAGTTGGTGACGGCAGTGCAGATGATACAGAAGCTTTACAGGGATGTATTGATTATGCGAGTGCTAATGGTGGTGTTGTATATTTTCCGTATGGTAGTTATTTAACACAGCCGTTGACAATGAAGAATGGAGTTAGTCTGTTTGGTTTTGACAGATATTCTACTAAGGTTGTGTTAAAGGGTGGTGCAACTAAAGCATTACTTAACGGTAATGGCAATAATTTTTCTGTTTGCAATCTTACACTTGACGGCAACAGCGGTATTCAGGTTAACGATGTAAATGTTGTTGATATTACAGGCAGTAACTTAATGTTTAATGACTTGGTTATTAAAGATGGCTATAAGCTGTTTAATTTTGCCGGTGACGGACATTTACAGTTGAGCAATATCGTTTTTGGAAATGCTGTTGAAAATTGCTTTACAGTTGATGGCAATGTGATTGTACAGACTAATAATTTATTGTTCACAGCACTTAGCAAGGTTGGCGGCGTTAGCGTTGTTGACATTAGGGCTAATGGTGGTAACTATGATTTTAACAGCGTTGCTAAGTGTGATACTTGTATGCTGATTAGTGGTAATGATAATAAGGTTGTTGCCTTGATTGGCGGTGCTAATGAGGATTATGCTGATACAGGAGAGCATAATAATGTTGAGATTGTAGGGCATAGTCAGAAAGACTATTATTCTGGTAATGTTAAGAAAGATGCTAATAATTCTGAAACTACTTTACAGGGAACTAGAAGCTTGCATGTTGTTGGAAATAGTACAGTAGCGTATGATTCAGATAGCACTGAAAGCGTTGATGGAAATAAAAGCGAAATTGTCACAGGAATAACAACAGAAACTTATAAAAATAATAAAGTTACCAATTTAACAAATGAAACTAAAGCATTAAGTGGAAAAAAAGTCACAAAAGCTAACAGTGTTACAGAAACCATTACTGGTGAAAAAACTGTGAACGCTAACAGCATTGCAGAAAACATTACTGGTGAAAAAACTGTGAACGCTAACAGTGTTGCAGAAACTATTTCTAATGGATATACTATCACAGCAAATGAGTTATTTCTTAATACAGCCACGCCGTTAAAATATGGTGAAATTGGTTTAGAAAATAACCATCACTTTATTAGAATGATGGATAAAAACAGCGTTATATATAAAATTCCAGTAAATGACTTCATTAATGCGGCATTTATAAACGTGAAAGATTATGGGGCGGTTGGTGATGGTATAACAGACGATTCTGATTCTTTTAACGAATGCTTTAAAAACAATGGTGTTATTTATGTACCAGAAGGAAGTTATTTAATATCAAAACCACTTAAAGTTTCTGCAAACTCTTTTATAATCGGGTATGGTAGTAAACTCATTAAAAACGGAAATTTTATGATGTTTGATATGTACTTAAATAATGAGAGCGAAGTATATCCACATGATACCACTATTGCCGGATTTGAAATATACGGAAAAAATAATACAGATACAGGTAGTATATTTTCTATTGGTATGGCTGATGGTGTTATTAATTCTACAATTAATAATTTATCATTTATTGATTTATATATACACGATGTTAAAGGTAGACCATTTGATATTTTATACGGTACACCAGAAACCTTTAGAAAGCACTACTATGGACGCATTTCAATAAATAATTGCACATTAAAAAATATTGGTGATATCGGGGTATGTGTTTCTGGCGGAACGGTTTCAATTACAAATTGTCGTATAGATAACACGGATCTTGAATCAATTACGATTGATAATGGGTGTATTAATTGTATTGTAAGCGATAATATTTTGACTAATGCTAAAAACGGATATGGTGTAATCGGTAGCGGAATTGAGGGTGAATATATTAAATTCTCTAATAATACTATTTACACCACAGGATCTCTACCGGGTATTGCTATGGGTGGTGGCACTGGTGATTATATTGGTGTAGTAATTAGTAATAATACTATTATAGGCGGCAAGTATTCGATGTTAATTGATGCCGGAACTAACTTTACTGGTACTATTAGTGGTAACAATTTCATTAATAATGTGACAAACCCAATTAAATGTACTGGTTCTAGCACAGGAGCGTTAATTAATTTTATAGGGAATACTTACACTAACTACACTATATCTGATATGATATCCGCATTAATGTATATTGGTAAAAGCGACATTAGTTTCACAGCTGAAATTGATAACTATTTTAATGATGGGTATACACCTGTTACAAACAGAAATTATATGTATGTGAATGGTAACAATATAGAAATAACAATTAGATTTGATAAATCTAATAAAGCAAATGGTGACATACCATTGACAATTCCACATTTTAAAGGTGTAAAAAATGTTGATGTATTTGTAGACGGTACAACAGAAGTGATTCTTAGAGATAATGGTGATATACAGATTTATGGTAACGGTTATGTGAATACACCTTCTTTATTTGAAAGGACAATTATTTTT